ATCAGCTAGAATGAGAGATGTATAATGTTAGGTAAATTATTAGGTGGTGGATTAGTAGATAGTGTAGGAAAGATTGTTGATGAACTACATACTTCTGACGAAGAAAAAGCACAAGCAAAAATAAAATTAAAAGAATTAGAAAACGAACTTCAAACAAAACAAATGGATATTAATAAAGTAGAAGCTGGTCATAAATCTATTTTTGTTGCGGGTTGGCGGCCCGCACTTGGCTGGATTATAGTCATAATTCTAGGGTACAGTTATTTATTCCAACCTTTTATAGCTATGACTTTAAAAATAATTGGAAAAGATGTAGAATTGCCAAACTTAAATTTAGACCAAATTTTCCCTTTAATTCTCGGAATGCTCGGTCTTGGTGGGCTACGCAGTTTTGAGAAGTCAAAGGGAATTGCAAGAGATAAATAAGAGAGGGGATAGGCAAATGATAGATATGATAAAAGATTGGTTTGAGGATTTTATGAAACTTAAATCATGGGTAAAAGTATTAGCGGTAGTAATACTAGTTGTAATGCTACATCATTGGGTACTACACTAATGCCATACCATAGTAGTAATTATTCAAAAGGAATGAAAAAAAGCAAAAAGAAAAAAAGGAAAAAGAAAAAAAAATAAAATAAGGGTGGGTATCATTCCCACCCTACAAATGTCATGGGAATAACTACAACAACTCTAATTCAAGAACTCATACCAAGATCATCTGGTAAACGCAGAAAGAAAAAACGATCAAAGAAATATAAAGCAAAGGAAAAGATTTTGCGTGTCAAAAATACTTCATATTAAATTTTACGATCATATGTCATTGACGAATGAATGGCACGACTTAGATTTAATTCTTAAAACTAAAATTTTGGAATGCGAGGTAATCGGATTTTTGATTCGTGAGGACAATCTTGCATATTACCTAGCAACCATGCTTGGTGGGGAAGAAATGGGATCATGCCATGTAATTCTCAAATCTACTATCACTTCGATAAAAGAATACCCAAAAAAAGCTAAATAGAGAGCCATACAGAGCAATCTAGCCATTCTAATAGGCATTCATACTAGAAAAATAATATATTCCAAAAACACCCCTCTTTTTGCGAAAAAGTACTATAGTTAGTGAGGGGTGAATGTTAAACGACACTATATCTAGTGATTTAGTGCCTCAGGAGGAATACTCTTATAAAAAAGAAGTGTTCTACTTATTTTCTACTGATTTTATGTCCAAAATCAATATCTAAATTAGACAAAAAATAATTATAAAAATAATTTGCATTTTCTATAAAGTTCCTATAGAAATATACTTATGTTAAACACAAAGGAGAATACTAAAATGACTGATTTAGAAAAAATACAAAAACACTTAGAGGAAGGTGTTTTTTATAGCAAAGCTGATTTAGCTGCTTGTAATAGATCTATTAATGACATTTACAAAGCTGTAACTGAACGTTTTTATTTTACAGATAAATTTCAAACATTTGTTAAAACTAATATTCAAAATGGAAATTTTGAAGTTGTTATTAGAGAAAACAAGTACGATACTATTTTCTATAGTAAAAAACCTGAAATTGATTTTATTAAAACCGATTTTGGTGATTGGACAGTGTTGTTTCCTTTTGAAGTTTATCATTTAAGAAATGAGCATATTGAATTAATAAAAATTGTTAGTGAAGATGCAGCACAAAAAGTAATTGACTTAATTGAAATGAGAAAAACTTTAAAAAGTTTTGAGATTATCAAAAGACCAAAGAAAAACTCTTTAGAGCAGAAAGTTAAAAAATGTATTACAGATTGGTTAGATCAAGAAAACAAAGACGAAGCCAAAGCATTAAAATTGTCAGAAATTTTTGGTGATCTAGCGATTGATACAAATGTTCATAGAGTATGGTATTGGGGTAATAAATCTTACATCAGAACATTTTGGTATATCAATGGGCAATTAACTAAATTCTCAGTGATTCAAGCAGCCTATACTGAGGCTGTTAAGAATGGAGTTATTAATGAGTAGTAAAATTAAGCAAGACTTTCTATTTCAACAAAGTCAAATTAAAAAAAATTGGGAAAAAGAATGGGTTGGTATGCCAGAGTATGTTCAAGAAAGAAAAAAAGAATATACCAAGATTATTGTAAGGTTTAGAAATGAAGAAGATTTACAAGAGTTCGCTAAGTTAGTAGAACAAAATTTAAATATTAAAACCCAAAGTATTTGGTTTCCAAAACTTATTTTTCAAAATCATTCTAGTAAAAGGTATGTAGATGAATCCTAGATATCCAATATATATTGTCTCTAAAGGTAGATGGGAGTCTAGATTAACTAGCAAATCTTTAGAACGAATGGGTGTTCCTTATTACATCGTGGTAGAGGATCAAGAGTATGACAACTATTGTAGTGTTATAGATGCTTCTAAGGTTTTGATTTTAGATAAACAATACCAAAAAGATTATGACATTTTTGATGATGATATAGGAAAAGGTAAATCAACTGGACCAGGGCCAGCTAGAAATTTTTGTTGGGATCATTCAATAAAATTAGGAGCAAAAAGGCATTGGGTTATTGATGATAATATTTACGACTTTTACCGACTTAATAGGAATGCAAAAAACATAGTTGAAACAGGTACTATTTTTAGATGTGCAGAGGATTTTGTGGATAGATATGAGAATATATTAGTAGCAGGTTTTAATTATTGTAAATTTTGTAAAGCTAATGATGCCATTCCACCTTTTCTTTTTAACACAAGAATTTACTCAACCTTGTTAATAGACAATAGTTGTAATCATCGTTGGAGAGGTCGTTATAATGAAGATACAGATTTGTCTTTAAATGTTTTGAAAGATGGGTTTTGCACACTACAGTTCAACGCATTCTTACAAGAAAAAGCAACTACTCAAAGATTAAGAGGAGGGAATTCAGAAGAATTTTATGATGAAGAAGGAACACTTAATAAATCTAAGATGTTAGAAAAAATGCACCCTGATGTTGCTTCTGTTGTTTGGAGGTTTAATCGTTGGCATCACTACGTTGATTATAAACCATTCAAAAACAATAAACCTATTAGGAAAAAAAACTTAGTGATTGAGAATAAAATAGACAACTATGGAATGGTATTAAGGAGGGTTAAATAATGTCAAACGAAATACTGATTTTATGGCTAAAATCAACGCTAAAATTGCACAAAAAAAAAATTATAAATACTATTGCAAAAATCTATAAATACTTTATAACTTTAATCATGTTAAACAAAAAGGAGAATACTATGAATACACTTATAATCACAAAAAGAATGCAGTCTTTAATGGACTGCATTAGCACTATCCATATGGAAGAAGGTAATACACTTTCTAAAATAGACATTTTAAAAAATGCTTATTCAGATAGTTATAAAAATCATTATGGATCAAGACCGACTCTACCTGCTCATTGGACATACATGGATTATTTAAATGCTATGGACAGAATTGCAGATAGTATTGAGTGTGAAGAAAAATTAGAAAAACAAGAAAAGTTATTTGCACAAGGTAGAATTGCTGAAGCACTTAACAACACTTATTCTAATTCACCATTCGCAAACTTTTATGAAGGAGTGAACAATGAATAAATATACTTTATGGGAAGTTGTATCTAAGTCTGGAAATAGAGTGGCACTTGTAAAAACAGAAAACATTTTGTCAAATGAGTCTAAAAATTATTGGTATGGTAAAGAAATTTGTAGGGATTTTTTTGGTTATGATTATCAATACGAACTATTTACAAATGGTGGATATGAAAAAGATCAAGCAAGATGTTTTACAATTAAACCAAAAAAAAGGAGAGTACAATAATGTTAAACGATATACTTACACTAATTGTTCATATTGGAATGATTGGTTTCACACTTTATTTTGTAAAGGAGTTGTTCAATGACTAAAACAAAACTTAAAGTCAAAGTAGATATTGAGTTTGAAATAGAACTTTCTACAAAAAGAAAAACTTGCACAGCTTGTAATGGTGCAGGTCAAATAGAAACATATGATCCAGAGATTGGAAAAGATGGTTGTGATGCGTGTGGTGGTTTTGGTGATTTTAATGCACAAATAGATAATGCTATTTGTGACGCAGGAAACGAATATTTTTTAGATAAATATTTATCTCATACAGATTTTGAGAGAATACAATTTATCAACAAAATTCTAAAACTTAGAGAAAATTTTTGGAGTGAATACGAACAACAACCATATCAAAATTTACCAACATTTTCAAAAATAGAGAGGATATAAAATGAATAGACAAAAACTAGCAGAGATTAAGTATGACTTACAAGGTCAGCTTAAAATGAAACTTCACGAACTAGAAGTTCATTCAAAAGAAAAGGGTGGAGTATCAGATGCGTTTTTATCTGGTTATACACTTGCAATAAAAGATTTGGGAATACTTGTACCAGATTGGAAACATGAAAAGATTAGTAATGAAAACAATCCAAAAGTATTTCCAGACGAGAAAGGAGAAACAAATGAAAATACTTAAATTCACAGGTAAAGATAAATCAGAAAAGTACACAACAATTCGTGTTAAGACATCTGATTTAAGTAGAATAAAAAAAGCATTTGGTGAGAAAAACATGACATCAACTTGGCATGATATTTTTACACAAATGACTAATACTTGTTTTCTGGAGAAAAGATAATGCCAGATAAGCTTAAACCATTTATTTGTATTGTTGCGAAACTTTATATTAATTATGGTTATAAACATTATCCCTTATGCAAATATGAACAGGAGGAAATAAATGTTAAGGAAGTTGTTAAGTATGTTAATAATTACATCATGCAGTTACAACCCAACGATTGATTCAGTTGGTAGAAGTGGAACTTTTGATGAGTCAAGAGCAGAACACATGACAAACGACTTGCATCATTGTAAAATGATTGCAAAAGAAAATACTAATAATGTACTAGAGGGATTTAAAGTAGTACATAATTGGTATGTAAGACCATCTTTATTATTTTTACCAGATGAAATGGCTTACACTTATAAACCAATGGTAAACAAATGTATGACTTTAAGAGGTCATGCAGTATTAACAGGAGAATAAACTATGGAAAAAAGAAACGACTATCTAATCAAAGCATTAGAAAAAGCAAGGAAGGAATTTAAGGAACTTAAAAAGTCTGGAAAAAATGCTTTCTTCAAAGACAACAAAGGCAAACCACATGAATACAGCACATTAAATGATGTGTTTACAGCTTGTAGAGATGCGTTAATGAATAATGATCTCAACATTATGTATAATCTTTCATACAATGAAGGTATGAATTTTTTGACTACAACATTACATCATGTATCAAGTGGTCAGAAAGAAACATCAACATCAATCTTGGGTAATGCTCAGATGACAAGTCAAGCATTAGGATCAGCTATCACTTATATGAGAAGATACCATATTCAAGCTATGTTGAATTTAGAAGGTGATTTTGAAGATGATGGTAACGAAGCATCACAGGTAAAAACACCTCCACAGGTAAAAACACCTAAAAAACAAACGACAGCAGAAATAATAGACGATAATATAGGGGGATTAGAATTATGACAAAAGTAAATCTTACTTTATTTGTTAATGAAAATAAGAAAACAAATCCATTAGCACCACCATACACAAACAGTAAATTTCAACCTAAGCACGATATAGTGTTGAAAGCTGATACTGTTTATGAAATGTCATTGTTTAAGAATACGCATGACTTTGACAAAGTTCAATATTTAGATAGAGAAGGAAACCCAACACACAGGTTATCTATCACTATTAGAGAAAGTGAGTATTGGGCAAATCAAAATGAAGTAGTTGAAAAAAACCTACATCATATCACTGAGCAACCACAAAAAGCAAAAGTTGATATTGATGATGATATTCCATTTTGATTAAAAACAAAAAATACATATTCTGGGCATTGGATAAATTTGACTGTTATCCATGCTCACTTCTTGGATATGCAAACTACAATCAACTTCAGTTCCACCACATTCAACTAGAACGAAACAAGGCCGGTGGTGCTATGTTACGAGATGATAGTAATGGCATAGTAATATGCTTCAATTGTCATCATAAAATTCATACTAAGTATGGAGAAAAGAAATTTTGGGATTTATTTAAAGTAGATCCTAGAATAAAAGCAAAACAAATGTACGAACAATACAAGGAGAAATATAATGAAAAAAGAACTATCACAAAACGCAAGAATATTAGACCACCTTTTAGCAGGAAAAAGTTTAACACAGCTACAAGCAATTAAATTATTTAATTGTACTAGATTAGCTTCTAGGATTAATGATCTCAAAAAAGAAGGTTGGGATATTGACTGTAAAATGGTCAAAAACCATAATACAAAAACACATTATGGATCATACTCAATAAAATTTTTATAATTGTGGGTATATTCGCACCAGAACAACTTGAAAAGACTGTGTGTTTGGATTGCAAAAAGAAATACACTAAGGCAATGTGTATTATCATAAACCAGACATACAGTTTAAGATTATGTATAAAATGTTATAACAGGAGAGATAAAGATGGCAAAATTACCGAAGATGAACTTATTCGTAGACGCATTTAATTCAGACACAGTTTACTTATCAGAAGAAGAACTAGGTCTATATATGAGAATGATTTTTTATGCTTGGACACATGATGCTTATTTACCAAAGGATAAAGAGATAATTTATTGTTTACCAAAAAAACCAAATGATGCTTTGGTCGATAAGATACTTAAATTATTTTGGATTGAAGATGACAAAGGTTTTTACCAAAAAAGAATGTTGAAAGAATATGAATATGCTATGGAGGTATCAAACAAAGCAAGTTTATCAGCTAAATCTAGGTATGCGAACGCAGAGCCAACGCATAGCGAAGGCATTGCTACTAAGACTATAACTAATACTAAAACTAATAAAGATATATATATAGATCAATTCAACAAGTTTTGGGAATTAGTAAATAATAAAGTCAGTAAAGGACAAGCTAATAAGAATTATCAACGATTAGAGAAAGAATGGGCATTACAACCTAAAGAACTAGCAGAAGCATACAATGATTACTATAATTCTATTAGTGAGAAGAAATATGCAAAACAACCTGCATTTTGGTTATCGGCAGAAAAGTATTTAGATGAAAAACCTAAAGAATATTCAAGAGAAGAAGAAGAAGATTATAAATTAAAATCTCATGTTGATATGTATAGTAAAGGAATTAGATTACCAACTTGGAGTAAACAAGATTTAGATAAACTTGAAGCACTTGCAAAACAATCTAATTAAACTATCTTTCACTTATGGAAAACAAGCAAGAGCCACAACCACAACATTATCTAATTATAGAAGAGAAAGATGGAACATTCTCAGCTTTTATTAGATATGCAAACTTTGAAAGTAAATCTGATGCTGAAAAAGGATTGCAATTAGTTATGGATCTCATGGGCTTTAAATTACAACCGAATATTACATATCATTAATGGCAAGACCTAAAGAATATAATATTAACCCTGAAGAAATAATCAAATTAGCTAGTTATGGGTGTACTAATACCGAAATAGCTGATTTCTATGGTTGTAGTGAGAACACTATAAGACGTTATGGCGAATATCTCACAAAAGGTAGAAGTGAAGGTAAAATCAGATTAAGAAAGATACAATGGCAGATAGCTGAGAAGGGTAATGCAGTTATGGGTATCTGGCTAGGTAAGAATATATTAGGTCAATCAGACAATGGAATGATGGAAGATGATGACTCACCATTACCATTTAATGTAGAATGATACGAATTGGTAAGTTGATTGAAACCAACAAAACCTAATAAAACAGGAAATGCTACTCAACAAGATAGAGTGATGACAAATCCTAAAACTGCAAAAACAATTATAGAATACTTTAAACCATCTGGTAAAATATTAGAGCCATGCAAAGGTAAAGGTGCTTTTTACGATCAATTAAATGGTGATAAAGATTGGTGTGAAATAGATTTAGGTAGAGATTTCTTAGAATATAATAAAAAAGTAGATTGGATAATAACAAATCCCCCATATAGTATTTATGACCAATTCTTAGAAAAATCTATGAGTATATCTGATAATATTGTTTTTTTTGTTCCATTTTCAAAGCTATTCAAATCTAAGTCTAATGATTTAATGGTCAAAAGTTATGGTGATATAAAAGAATTATTAAATATGGGTACAGGATCACAACATGGTTTTAAAATGGGTTTTATAGTTGGGTGTATATATTTCAAAAGAAATTACATTGGTGAAATCAAATATACCAGAATGTATTAATGCCATTATCTAAAGCACAAAAAGAAGTATTTACATCAGAAGCTAGATTTGTAGAATAATGAGAGTTTTAGTAGCTTGTGAATATTCTGGAGTAGTAAGAGAGGCGTTCAAAAAAAAAGGACATGATGCTTGGAGTGTTGATATTTTACCAACAGAAATAGAAGGCAATCATATACAAGATGATGTTCTAAATCATATTGATAAAGATTGGGATTTGATGATTGCTCACCCACCTTGCACTTATTTATCAAACGCAGGTGCTAGGTTTTTATATCCAAAAGGTTTGTTAAATAAAGAAAGATATAAAAAAGGATTGGCAGCAAAAGATTTTTTTATGAAATTATACGATGCTAATATTCCGAAAATCTGTGTAGAGAATCCAATATCTAGCAAGATATATGATATGCCAAAACATACACAAACAATACAACCTTACGAGTATGGACACCCATATAGTAAGCACACAAGACTTTGGTTGAAAAATTTACCTATGTTAAAACCAACAAATAATTTAAAAAATTATCAACCATATTTACCCTCAAATACTGGTGGTAAAAAAAAAGGTCAAAAATATAGTAATGGAGTTGTCCATAATTGGAAAGATGCAAGTAGGACATTTGAAGGTGTTGCTAAAAGTATGGCAAATCAATGGAATAGTTAGTGCCATTATCTAAAGCACAAAAAGAAGTATTTTCAGACAACACACGTAATCGTGTTTTAATAACTGGAAGAAGATTTGGGAAATCCTACCTTGCCATAAACGAGGTAGCTAAATTTAGTCGTTATCCAAAGAGGCGTGTATGGTATGTCAGTTGTACTTATCGAATGTGTAAAGACATATTTTTTGAGCCATTGTTAGAAGCTATGATAAAAAACAAATGGCTTAGTAAAGTAAACTATTCAGATCTTACATTAACACTAAAAAACAAATCAATTATACAGCTTAGATCAGCAGATAATTTTAATTCTTTAAGAGGTGTTGGCTTAGATTTTCTTGTCATTGATGAATTTTCGGACTGTGATCCTAGAAGCTGGTATGAGGTACTAAGACCTACATTATCAGATAAATCTAGGGAAGGATCAGCTTTATTTCTGGGTACACCAAGAGGGTATGGTAATTGGAGTTATGATTTGTTTACTCAACAAGAAAGAAACAAAAATTGGAAATCATTTAAATTTACAACATTAGATGGTGGTCAAGTTTCACCAAACGAAATAGACCAAGCTAAGAACGACCTAGATGATAGAACATTTAGACAAGAATATATGGCATCATTTGAGCAATATTCTGGACAAATATATTACAATTTTAATAAAGAAGAAAATGTCATAGATCAATACACACCTACAAACAATTCAATACACATAGGAATTGATTTTAATATAGATCCTGTATCTGCTGTTATATCAGAAGTAAAACAAGATAACTTGTATGTGTACGATGAAATTGTCATTTTCAGTAGTAATACTGACGAACTTGTTGAGGAAATCAA